GTATATATCTGTTTGGGTGTAGGTTAGGTAAGGGTTAAGTCGATTTTTTCCTGCATCGGGATCGTTAGCGACCATTTGATTACCAAGTCCCGTCCTTGTTGCCGCTGTCCTAACCGTGGTTGTCCCTATCCCCAATAGGGAATTAGGACCTCCTATGGATCGATATAGAAAGTTTGGATCGACTATGGCCTCTGGAGATGCGTTTAGTAGGTTTGTCAGTCTTACTTGGTTTACTTCATAAAAACGTAGTAGTCTGTTACCTGATACCGTTGGTACGACTGGTTTAAAAGGTAAATTGACACCTTTCTGCCCATTTACATACGTTATATACTTTCCAGGTTCGAAATCTCCTCCCTTTACACTTCCTAATTTTAAATCTAAGAGGTTTGAAGCTCTTCCATCTCTTGGCAAGTGTCCTCCTAAACCCACAACTCCAACTTGCGCTAATGTGTTTGCAGGATTGTATTGATCTCGTCCAATCACTAAATTTAGTAACTTATTTCCTACACTTACGTTCTGTAGGTACTCAGGTTTCAATCCTGTTGCCTGTAATATTTTTTGTTTTGCTACAAATAGCAAACCATTAGTACTTGCTAAAGTTTTTGTTATACGTAGAACATCTCTTGCAACTATTGTTGGAAACAACAAACCACCTCGTAGTAGGAAATCAGGTCCACCTGTTCCTGCTTGAGGTCCTTTTATTGTAAACTCTAATTTTGGAGGTTTTTGTGTAGGAGCTCCTGGTCCTGGTATAAATGAGTTTCCTAAGTTTATTAGATTGTTCCTAAACGCCGTTGCAATTATCTGTCCTGCATTTGTTTGTATATTAATAGGATACACCGGCAAAGGTTCATTGGTGGCGGGTATATCAACCGTCACAAATGGCTCTTGAAAAGGAAATGATGTTAAACTTCTATTTCCGTATTTAAGAGTTTTTAAATCAGTTTGTAAATCTAATAAACCCACGTTGTAAATTACTTAGGAAGGTTTTTTAAATACTCTCCTTTAATAAAAGTGTTATTTATACTAATAGTACTTGGATCTTTCAAAGGTCCTATTGGAGTAATTCCGTTGATATCATAGTTTGAAGGACGAGGTAGAGTGTTGAGATTATCTCCATCGTCATACTCTGCGTAGTATTTACTTACTTCTTTTTGGTAAGCTCCGTCTATCGAGTACCCTGCAGCTCCTCCTCTAACGGAGGCCTGAGTTCCATGTAGTTTAGACTGTCTTGTTGCTAGTGGATTGATACCTGGTGTTTGTCCATCGTATTTGGAGTATCTCGATCCTTGATTTAGTAGTGTGTCGTTAAGTCCCATGATTTTTTATAATAAATAGTTTATTAAATATTTATGGTAGCCCTAGTTGGAACGATTTACGGAAGTTGTTTGAATTAACAGATGCTGTCACTTCATCAGATCCCATCATTACTCTAGTAGGTTGTCTAACTTCTTGTTTTAATTCTCTAATGGCTGCTACTACCTCCCTTGCACCTCCTCCTAAATTTGTTCCTGCTGTAATTGTGTCTTTATCGTTGAAGGTTCCTATCACTCCTTCGTCACCCATTAGAATTCGAGAATATCCTGATCCTCCTACAGGTCCCATCTGCACGTCATCGAATGCTCTACCTTTAGCCACTCCTTCATCCATAGAGGAGTTTAACAAAGCTACCCCCGTAGCTACCCCTGCTGCAACTGCTAATATACCTACTCCAAGTGTTAATGCTGATGCACTTGTTATGTCCGCAACTGCTTTGCTTATGGACATTTGTAAGAATCTAGCATAGACTGGTAACATTTTTATAGTGTTTCCAAGCATCGTTGCAGTGGCTACTACCATACGTCCAACCATGATCCCTGCTATAGTTGCCATAAGTACTTTTAATGTCGTGGTTTGTCTTAGAATCGCTGTCATTATTTCAAAAAAAGTTCCTAAGGGTCCTTCTACAAGCAATACAAACGACTCTTTCATAGTCTCAACAGCATTAGTCAACCGCTCCTGTATGCTTTGCTGTTTAATCAACGCATCCACTCCACCCTCTTGTATCATTTCTGTTGCTCTTTGTACTCCGTATCTTTTAACTAATGCGTCATATCCCTGTCTAGCTAGGCTTGCCTGCTCTTCCGATAATCCTGCTAGAGATGTTGCTTCAAACACCATTTGGGCCATTTCTTCTCTAGTCTTTCCTAATGACTTAGCGTAGGCTTCTTGACCCAGCCTTGTCATTTCATTCCACTCCCCTATACTTACAAAGTGTTTAGCAATTTCTTCCGTAAGCTTTTCTGTTTGGTTTGTTAACGAGTAAAATCGAGCTGCGTCAAGATTTGATAGTCTACCTGTTAATGCTTGGGCTTCTAGCTCTGCTGATATAGATTCTTCGAAGTTTAATAGTGATTTAGCAGTCCCTTCAATTCCATCAAGATTAGTCCCCAATTGAGCTGCCTTAGCTACAGTTCTCCCTAAGGACTCAGGCATTGCTGTAAATTGAGCAAGAATTGCTTTATTTACTTTGGCAGTCTCCTGCAGTAGTTGTTTTTCATTAAGGATAATTCCATTAGCCTGCCCTGCCGCTTTTGCCGTTCTTAAAAAAGTGTTTAGATTATCTTTCAAGAAACCACCACTAGCAAAAGTATATTGCTGCATTGCTGCCAATTCTTCATTGGTGAGTCCTGCCTTTTCTCTAAGCTCTGTAAAAGTCTTTAAGTCTTGTGCATTGAGTTCAGCATTGCTGCGTAAAGCGTTTCCTATTGCCGCATACGTCTCTAGTAGTTTGCGAACAGGTACTCCTGCCTGCTCACTTAGTCCTCTAAGCGATTTACTAAGTGCAACAGTTGAGTTGTAGCTCATATTTGCCTTCTTAGCAAAATCTCCAAAACTCTTATCAAGTTCTTTAGCAATTTTCAATACCTCTGCAAAGATGAATTTAAGAGATGTGTACTCTTTAATAAATGCTTTTATAGACTCTAATCGAGTTACTGCTACCAACCTCTCCTGATCTCGTAATAATGCTTTTAAGTTTCTTAACTGCTTTTCCTGCTCTACCATTTTCATTTTCTGCTTAATCTGCTCAGCATTGCTCCACAACTGTTTACCTGTCAAGTTTTCGATTCCTTTTTGGTGATAGAATAGATCCTCAGTTACACTTTCAATTAACCGTACGGCTGATAGTGTTTTATTCATTATATTTTTGAAGTTGTCGGAGCCTCGCACAAGCTGTCTTATGTGAGTGACCATATCTGATAAGCTGTCAGTCATTTGTGCCATCAAAGTGTTCATTGCCCTCAACTCATCTTGCAAATTTTGGGCGCTCCAGTTCAATTTGGTAAAATCTAGTTCAGCCATGTTTAGACTCTTCCGTAGTGCGTTTATCTCGTCCTGAAGTTGCTTGTCTGTTTTTGCCATGAGGTGTTTTGCTTATAAATAGCGTTTACTTTAATTCTTCGGAAGTTTTGTAACGTAGTCAGGAACTCGCACAGTACTTGTTTGTTTTTGAGCGTTTTTCATACTACTAATGGATTTCTGTATGTTTTCCTGTTCGTTGTTTTGTGCTTCTACAGTTTGTTTTATTCGAAAAAAAGTCAACTTACGTAGCCATATAGGCATATCATATATAGTATGCCAATCATAACCGCCATTCCCATTATAAACTATATCGTGTATTTGGTTGAATAGCAATGCTCTATACTCAGGAGTTAGGCCAAAAAAAGTCAATCCCTACTGGGATATCAGCGACCTCCTCCTCGCCACTCATGTTGGTATACGTAAATTTCAGCTCCAGTCCTGGAGAGTTTTTTTGGATGTGAGATCTCAAAGCTTGCGAATCCATGGCTAGCATGTAATTATCCACAAAGTCTCTAATTGTACTCTGTTCATAATCTCCGTCAACTGATGTTATCATATACTTCAATCTTGTCGAAATCGCATAGCTTGCTTTGCTATTTATTTTCTTTAACCCATTAAGCTCTTGATCGATAGCTTTCTCATCAGCGTGTGTAAGGAGCTTATAAGTGATTTGTGTTTTAGAATGTGGTAGTGTAAAGTTAAATTCATTCAACCCCTTACGCACGATATTAGACTCATTGAAAGGTTTGTCTTCGAGTGTGGAGAGGTCTACTGTGTGTGTTTCTCCCATATAATCAAATTGGTATTCTTTACCGTATCCCAGAATGCGAGCTGCTACCATGATTGCATCTTTATCAACTGATAAAAGTTCGTTGTAGTTCACATCGGTAATGATCATCGCTTGCAGTAGCTTATCGATTACTGTTCCTTGCTTCAAGTAGTTTTGATTTGTTAGGATATCTTCCTCTCTAGCTGTCATGTACTTTAGCTCAATTTTTCCTGATGCTAGTGGGCTTGTCGGAGGGTACAGTAGTCCTTTTGATGGTAAGTTAATTGTTTCTGTTGGAAACTTAGATTTACTTTGATTCATGTTATAACATTTTTTATAAAATACTAATTTTTTTTATAGCTAACAACTTATTTAAGTTCTATACATATAAATATCTTAAAATAAAAAACCTCCTAGGATCTCTAGGAGGCTTCGTAGTAACGTATTGTAATTTTTAGAAGTTCAAGATGCAGTAATCCATAGCTACTTCCATAGTGATGTTCTGAGCTGCTGATTCGTTATCCCAGCTATACTCTCCAAAGTTTGCATTAACAATGAACGCACCTTTGATAATCCACTCAGATACGATATCTCCTACTGGACCCAGTACTTGGAAGGTTAGATCTTTTTTATAGAAGTCAGAGTATCCATCACGTCCTGTTACTGATTCGTGGTGAAGACGTACCCATTCCATTACTGCTTGAGCTCCGGAAGGGGTGATAGGATCGAAAAGTGTAAATGTTACATTACTCCACTTTGTCTTACCTTTAATCTTTCTATATACGTTGATATGGTTTAGTACAATTTCGTCTTGAGTTAGGGTAATCGCTGATACACCTTTTACGATGTAAGCAGGAATTCCACCTATGGACATTGTGAACCTATTCTGTTGTTTAGGTTCAAACTGTCCGAACATTATTTCATTTGGATCTAAGACTGCCATGTTTTATTTTTATTTATAAATATTCTTTAATCTGTTTTTTATCCGAAAGTAGCTCCTGTAGGTAGGATGTTGAAGTCTAGTAGGATAAACTCTGCTGTTCTAGTTGGCTGTAGGTAAATCTGTCCCACTAATTGATTTCTATCAATTACATCAGGGGTGTTGTTGCTATCATCCATTACTACTTGGAAAGCGAACAATCCTTGTCTTTGCTGTACTGATTCTAAGTACGGATTAACTTGTGATAGGAAGTTAGTTCGAGTTGCTGCAGTATTC